CAATATCACCTGTTCCAATAACAGGGGCAGTTACACAAAATATTTTGATGTCTGTAATAATGGTATTTGCTGGTTGTGTAAATTCACCAATCGCAGGGCTATCACCCGCAGTTGTATTCACAGTGACACCCGTAGCAAAACCTACATGTTTTACAAACTTGTTAGTAACAATACCTGTAGAGGCAATAGAAGCTACATCTGTTACAGCTCCAGTGGAGCTATTTTTAGATACTATAGTAAATCCGTTTTCGGAACGGACGGGACCGTTGAAAGTTGTGTTCGCCATGTTTATCTCCTGTCGTGGCTAATGTCAGTTATATTATATAACTGTCAGGGACAAATTAATCAAGTTGGGTGGATTAGTCAAGAATAAACCTCGACGATTGATTTACTCCAACTAACCCACCCATAGGGTAAAGCTACGCTCCGGGCGATCCAAAAATCCCCAAGGGATCGGATACACCGAAAGAGTACCTTTCTCTAGCCTTATAGCGGCTATTACCTGTATCAAAGTCTGCATCCATAGATGTAGCCATTGGTGTACGAGTAAAGTGCTTCAGGCCATTTGGCACGTCAGTCATAATGAAAAACGCATCAGTATCCGTAAGATAATGGTTAATTGTATACCCTTCAGGGATAGAACCATTACTACGTATTGCGTTCAAATCATTATCTGCTGTACCCACTCGTCCTTCTGTCTCCAACAGTCTAGTAGCAACAAACTGAAGATTTGAAGGGATTATAAGTTTTCTGGGTTGGGCAGCAATCAACAGACCACGTTCATCAGTCCACTGACCAATCTGAATGACTGCGGCTTCAAGAGAAGTCTCATTCAAATCAGCAGCAACTGCTGGACGGTTTGAGTTAGTGCCCCCAGAAACAAGTGGGTGTGCAGTGTTACACAAGGATACGCCATCACCATAAGTAGTGCCACTATCAAACGCATTGTTTAATATTGCAGCTCCTTTTACTTGCTTGGTATACGCCATAGCTCTAGCCAGTGCCTTAGTGTATCGAGCAGAGAGCGAATCGTACAAATTGTCTTCAATCGCCTCTTCTGTCAGACTAAAGCCCATAGCTACAGTCTCATGCGTATACCGTGCAGTGAATGCTTCTTGTGCGTTGTCATACTCTATTGCAGAACCTTCATCTTTAACAGGTGCCGCAGAGAATCCTGACAACTTGGTTTCTTCTTCAAAAGAACGATCTGAGGTTTCAGTTTCATAAATCTCAGCGTGTTCTTCTCCATATTTTGCATACTCCAATCCAAATAAGGCATTGAGGCCCGGAAGGAGTTCTTTAAGTAGTTGCGCTCTTGAAATAGCCATTTCTCAAGTCTCCTTAAATACCAGTTGTGTTAGCAAACGCATGTCCAGCGTTCCACTTCACAAGTGCCTCAGTGAACCCACCAGAAGAGTTTTTAGTTTCTTCAACTAACTCTACTATGCGGAATGGAAGGGAGCTAGTAGTGGCAGAAGTATCAGATATACCCGCTTTTGAATTACCAGTAACGGTACTACCTGCATTATTCACACCAGCCACATTTGCTCCAAGGTCAGTCAGTGCCAGATCCCCAACAGTGGTTCCTGAAGACAAAACAACCGCCTTGAACAATACATCCGTTGCATCACATACATACGCCTTTATATCAGAGGCAGCAGTGCTTGCTGGATAATATTGTCTAAAAGTCACTTGTTTTGTACTAGGATCTGTAAATGAGCAACCCATAAAGACTCCAATAGGAGTCATGGCAGCATCAAACGTATCACGTTCAACAGTGCCAGCCGTTACAAGTTTCACAGCGTCCCCATAAAAGATATCGGTAGCATACCCACTAGCTATACTGTAGTGACGAACCGTACCCACATATGGAACACCGCTTAACAACTTGACAGGCTTTAACCCGTAAGGGGCATCTATCGTTGGATAAGCCATTATAGCGTCCTCTTAAAAATTGTTTAATTACCTGTTCCAAAGGTAACCTTAGTCTTCCTCTCGTGAAAAAGAGGCATACGTGGATCATTTTCGCGCATGAGATTATTATCAACTGAACTCATTTGAGATTTAGCTTGACCCAGATAATAAGCGTTACGTTCTTGAACAAGTTCAGCCGGAGCCTTACAAAGCAACAGTCCACCCTGCACAACATTGTCTTTGAAGCGTTCTACTTCAGCGTGCATTTGTATAAATTGTGGATAATCTTCTGCTTTTACAGGCACCCATCCCTCGCGTAGTTTAGAAGAGACATTGGTAGGATCAAGCTGTCCTTGAGTGCTAATACGAACCCAATGAAATTCATACCCGGGTTCTGGATCGGGCGTAACTAGCATTTCAGGTCTTGTCCATGCTTTCTTTCGTTGCGTGGTTTCCCTAGTGCTGTGATCTCGTTTTGTCCGATCTTCTTTGTATTTTGTAGTCAACTTGTTCTCAGCCATTAGTCTTTCCTCATATTAAGTGCAGCCTGTTGTCGGGCGTATTCTTCCAGTGGCACTCCTAGTCTTTTAGCAAGAGCTATTTGTGTTTTATTTAACGTCACCTTTCTAGGAGACGTGCTGCGTGTAGCGGGTGCAACGACATTTGACTGTCGTTTAGGTTTAGTTTCTTCCTCGTCAAATTGATCTGGAAATAACTGTCGCATACGAGAATCTATAGTCTCGTAGTATTCATCACTTGCAGGACTTACCCTGTCAATATTTACTAATTTGTCATGTAACCCTTTGGCATACCCTGTCATTTCAGGGTTTCCATTTGGTCCAAACCAAGTATTCTTTCGTGCCCACTCTTGAGCACGGTGATCTACAAATGATTCAGTAGGTTCAGGTGGTATTTGTACCTGATTTTGTTTTTCCTGTAAAGGTTTTGTTGGTTTATAGTTATCTAGCTTATCTACTTTAATCTTAGCAGCAGTTAGTTTTTCTTGCGCTTCAACTAACTTTTCTGCATCGCCAGCATCATATGCTTGTTTATAAGCACGTTTTGCAAGTAAAGCCTCTCCTGCCGCAGTTCTTTTTGCCTGCTCCAAAAGAGCATTTTTACTTTTGCTATTGGTATCTTTTAAAGATTTATTTTCTTCAACAAGTTGCCTAGTAAGATTTTCCAACTCAACCCTTTCACGAATAGCTTTTTCTTTCTCTCTTCGTTCATCATGGTATACCTTACTAAAGTGCTTAATCCTTTTTTGCACTTTTGTAGAATATTCATCTAACTCTTCATCAGTAACTTCTGAAGGAGGTTTTGACTTTTTAATTGGTTTACCATATTCATTGAGGTCTTTTTGGGGAGTGTCCTCAACAACTTCGATTTCAATTTCTTCAGGTTCTTTTTTTGAAGGTTTCTCTACTTTGACCTCTCTTAATGCCTCAACCTCAATTTTTTCCTTCTCCTCTCCTTCACCTAAAGGAAAATTATATTCAACTTTTTCAAAGCCCATGATTTACTCCTTACACTCGTGTAACGCCACGAGGATCGTTTACTGTTGCTTCAATAGAGTCATCATTCATAAGACGATACTCTACACCACCCACTTTAAACCTAGTGCCTGTATTCATACGAAACATTACATAGTCTCCAACCTTGCACCAAGGCCCAGTAGGAAACCTATCTTTATCAGCATAGGCCTGTTGGCCCATATCGAGCACAACACCTATAGTAGATAAAATAGTATCGTAGTGGATTTCTTTAGTGGACTTTAAAATACCAGAGTCACCATAAGTTTCTTCAACTTCTGGCATAGCTATAAGTAGTCTATAGCCCACGGGGATGGGAAGTTGTTGTTCAAGCTCTTCTTCAGTTTCTGCGTCGGTAGGAACAATTTTTAAGTCAGTCATTGTCATCATCCAAGTAGTTGCGCGAAAGGTCTTCAATATGTCGCAAACAGGTATTTAGACCTCGAATCACACCTGTTGTTTCTTTGTATTGAGAGAAGTCTTTTGCTCCCCCACCACCAAGAAATTTTGTTGTAGAATCTATATCCTCTTTAATTTTTTCTGAAAGCACGTCAAAGACGGTTTTAGCCATTATCTATCCTTATTTCTGTCACTTATTGCTTTTGCAGTATCTAAATCTATTTTAGCGTTAGCACTTCTACGATCCGCAGCCATTTTTATGCCGTCTTTTTGAGCATCTAACATCATTTCTTGTTTTTCTAACTCAAGTTTGGCTGCATCTAACTGTGCATCAGTCTGGTTCTTCTGAGCTTTAAGTTGTATTTCAGCTTGCTTTGCTTGTGCATCAGCTTGGTCCTTAGCAGCCTTACGTTGTGCTTCTTGTTGCTTGATTTGCATGTCAGCTTTTTGTAACTGTATGATCGGATCTTGCGCTTTCTGCATAGCTGCTGTCTGTGCTTGTGTTTTAGCATTCTTCTGTGCAAGTTGATTTCCTGCTTGTGCCACAAGTTTAGCAATGCTAGAAGACAACCTTTCAGGGAACTCTGTATTTGGGGGTGGTAATTCACTACCCAACTCTTGCTCTAGTTTAGACCTGTAAGCATAGGCAAAATGTTCTGCTATATGTGCTTGCACAGCAGCCATGATAGATTTACCTTTTGGATTTTGCTTTAGTATTGCCATAGTCATAGGATCATTTATAAATGACTGGTGGGTAGCAATATGAGCATCATGGTTTTGCTCTATAAATGCTTTTATGGGTTTAGTCATCATAGCGTTCATATTCTCACTAACAGGATCTACAGGTTTTAGATCATCTTCTACAGGCACTAACTTATCTGCATTTTTTATACCTAGTACCTCTATCATTTGTCTGTGCAGTTGCGGTAGGTTATATATTTGTGGAGATTGCTGGGCCATTTGCAGCACAGCTTGGTACTGCACCACACGTTGAGCCATAGTGGAACTATTAGGATCACTAACAGGTATAACATCAACCAACATATAATCTCGTTGGTTTGCACCTACTTCATCGCGGAAAGGGTTATAATCGTTATTATTTGAAACAGAATCTGCCATGATATTTTTTATCATTTTAAACTCTTGCTTCATGGCATAATGCACACGGGCCTGCACTGCTGCCATTGGTTTAAGTGTGCGTTCCAGTAATGCCAAAGTAGTTCCAACTGGTGCGTTAGCCGACATATCAGACACATTCATGTCACTAATAGCCCCTAATCTCCTGCCTTCATCTGTTATTCTATTAAGTAATGAAAGAAGGGTTTGACTTGGTTCTTTGTAAGGTAGCATCATAATATTTTCACGTATGCTACCTGATGGTATATCTACATCTTTAAACTCGCCCGGTTCTATAGGAGCATCATCACCTTTAATTCGTAAACCACGAGACTTCAAACCCCCCGGAAGATTTGACAATGTACCAGCATCTACAAGTTGTCGTATAAGAGAAGTTCCTGCACGGGCGTATCCCCCTATTATGTGGATAAGACCAAGCCCATAAAAGCCAAATCCAGGCACATAAACATAATGAACAAAGTGTTGCCGCTTTAACATAAGCGTATCGTCTTCATTCCAGTTCCTACGAATAGATAATACCTCATCCGAATCACGTAATATGGTAATAACATATGGTTTAGCTATGTCATCATTTCCATCTACCCCCTCTATTACCATATCTGCGTGCACTTCATATAAAGTGAAACGATCATCCTCAGTAAGAGAATAACCATCATCCTCTGCTTTTCTTTTTTCTATGTCACTGTGATAGGGAGAAGGATCGTTTAGTTCTATATCTCGATAGAATCCATTAGACTGTAGTTTGACTAATTCATTTCTAGTCTTTCGCATTACATGGGTAACGCGTTCAGCAGACTCTATATTTGATGCCCCATAAGGAACAATCACATCCTCTGCCGGAATGTACAAGGCTACTTGTCTGCCTATGTTTGGATCGAAATATACTTTTTTAAACGCAGAGCCTGCTAACCCAAGACTATACAACATGCGCTCATGTTCAGGACGATACTCAACCATGACCTCAGTAAGTTCATAGTTCATATCAGCCTTGACTCTTTCTGCGGCCTCAACTTTTTCTATAGTCTCTTTCCCAACAATTTTAACTCTGACAGGACCAGAAGGAGGGAATGTCTCTGCCATAGTCTCTGCTTGAAAACGTATAGCAGCTTCGGCTAATACAGTAGAGTGGACACCACAAGCCCCCTCCCAAGGAGAAGTTCTTTCTTCATATTTGAATCCTACAACTTCTAATCCTTTAGCATAGGTATCTGCCCACTCTTTGCGACTGTCTATATCTGCTTCTATAAGACTACGTATTTCACTAGATATAAAACTTAGCTCTGAGTTGTCTAACTCTTCTGCTATATTAGAGTTAAAACCCCCCATAACACTGCTTTCTGGCATTAAAGTTATTTCTACACTGCCATCATCCAGTGTGACCATTTTAGGGTCAACTATCTCAATCTCTAATTGTTGCACTTCTTCTCCAAGAGCAGCTTCTTCCATACTTTTAGGTGCAGCAAATATACTTTTTTCAATAGCCATTAATAAAACCCGCCCCTACGTTGTTTAAAATATAAAACCTCTTCAGGCTCGTCACTGGGTAATTTAATAAACCCGCCCTGTCTAAAGCGCATGAGTGCCATAACTGTAGAGTCTACCAAATCGTCATTACTCATAAAAGGAAACCCAGCTATTTCTTCTACAAGCTCTTCTGCCCATCTAGTCTGAGGAACCCAACATAGACCTGACGATACTATATCAGATACAGAATTTAGCCGTGCCAGCTTATCACCTGACCCCCTGTGAGGGGTATACTCTTGTACAGGTAGTCCCATTCTACGCATTTCCTGATATAAAGCCACACCAGAATTTTTCTTCTCCACAATAAATGAATCTGGTTCCCAATATTTATATTCCTGCAAGGCTAATTCTTTTAATTCTGGAAACTCCATACGCCTTTTAATACTGTTTAGTAAAATTATATGGTAAGAGTTTTCCTCTTCATTCATAAATACCCCCCACGTAGTAAGGGCTGTATAGTCTGCACGGTTATGCCTTTCTGCCGCAGCATCAAGGGACATAATAATATACTCACATATGGGAGGGTCTTCGGGCATCCATAAATTCCACCACTCTCGTTTTACTAGCGATGCTTCTTCAGCAGTGGGTTCTTGTTGGTACTGTGCATTCCACTGGAATGTAGGCATTGAAGCCTTAGTACGTAACAAGGCCTCTAAATTAAAGAACTGAGGCCATAAAGGTTTTTGCACTATCTCTGTCGTATTCTTGTCCTCTACCTCCAATATGGCAGGAAACTCAACAATCTCAAATTGATCTGCTTTTTCATTCTGCATATCCTTGATAACACGACCCGTTAGGTCATCCATATGCCAGCGCGTCTGTATGATTGCAACCTTACCGCGAGGCATAAGACGAGTACGAGCACCAAAGGTATACCACTCATAGGCTTTCTCAAACACAGAAAAATTACCATTAATCACATCTTGCTCTGAATGGGGGTCATCAACCAACAATAAATCTGCACCTCGACCTGCGATAGACGATCCAATACCGCAGGCATAATACTCACCACCCACATTAGTATTCCATCTACCTGCCGACTTAGAATCTATGGCAAGGGCAACCGTAGGATATATCTCTTTATACTCCTCTGTGGATATTAAGTTACGCACCTTTCTACCAAAATCTACAGCTAAATCAGTAGTATGCGACACCATCATAACTTTCTTATTAGGATTCCTACCTAAAAACCATGCCGGAAAGAAGATAGACACTAACTGAGACTTACCGTGGCGTGGAGGTATATTGACGCATATGCGATCTTTATCCCCACGTTCTATATCCATTAACATATTAGCAAGTATGCGGTGATGTTTACCAACCATGTAATCTGGCTGCATTCTTTTACAAAACTCTATCAGGTCATCATACGCCAGCTTGTTCTGTCGTCGCACAGACAGTTCATCAACCATTTTTTCTATTTCTAAGACTTCTTCCTTAGAAAACTTGTCTAAGTTAGCCAACATCTGTTGTATCTCATCTTCAGAAAGATCAGTTGTCATAGTTAAGGGTTATCTCTTCGCCCATGTGTATTTTCTGTAATGTGTATAAATTATATATTCTGTAATCATCCCAATCTTGTGTAAGTATCAACACACAGTTAGGTTCTTCAGAGTGATTTATAAACCCCCCTAACGGTGTTCTTATAAATCCAGATATCATCGGAGCCTTAATATGTGTGGTGCCAAGATCCTCGTCCTCATCTATGTCCTCAGTAGCAAAAAGACCAAGACCATCAATATCACTGTCACCTATGGTCAAAAATTTAGGTAGAGGTTCATAATAAAACCTGTCATACCTTATTTTTGCCATGCTGCTTCCTTATTGCTTCTTTGCCTTTCTTGGCGATCTGGGCTTGCTCGCTTTTGCCCGCTGCTTTGGCTCT